AATGAAAGACTTTGCCGAGGCTCTGGTCGCGGCGATTTTCATTGTCGGTATTGTCATTTGGACAGCCAAAATAATAATTGAGGTTTTATGGACCCGCTAACCGCATTAGCAGCAGTCAGTGCTGCGGTTAATTTGGTGAAGAAGGCTGTCAAGACCGTCGATGACGTGCGCAGCCTTGGGCCAGTGCTGGGCAAATACTTTGATGCCAAGGCCGATGCAGTCAAGGTGCTGGAAGATGTCAACAAGGGCGGCTTCAGCGGGTCTAACATGGGCAAGGCCGTGGAGCTGGAGCTGGCCATCGAGAGCGCTCGCCAGTTCGAGGAGCAGGTCAAGGGCTTGTTTTTCCCCAACAACATGGATGTGTGGGAGAAGATCGTCAACCGCCGCAAGCAAATGGACGAGGATGACAAAGCCCAACGCCGCCGGGCAGCAGACGCTGCCAAGCAAGCACGCAAGAAGCGCAAGGAAAACCTGGAGTTGTGGACGGCCATCACGTTGGCCGTTGTCACTTTTGTTGCCCTCATGTGGGTCGGCATTGAGGTTGTCTACTACTGCCGGGAGGTCAAATGTGGAAGTTAGTTTTTTTGTTGTTTTTAGTAGGCTGCAATGACCAATATCGCTACTTCTGCCAAAACCCCGACAACTTCCAAAAAGAACAGTGCCAAAAGCCTGTTTGCGAGTTTAAGCAAACTTGCCCCGAGTATTTGGTGGCCCCTGTCTTGGAGAAAAAAATTGAATTCGTCCAACCAACACCTGTCCGCTGAACAGATTGAGGTCCGTATCTGGGCCTTTGTCGTTGTGTCGGTGACGCTCATCCTGTCGTTTATTGTGGTGGCGCTGCTGTACTCGGTGACGTTCGTGACCCAGCCCATCAAGGCGATGGCTCCCATTGACCAGGCTTACACCAAAATGCTCAACGACATCGTGCTGTTGATCGTTGGCGGCATTGGGGGCATCATGGGAAAGCGCGCTGTGAGCGCTGCCGTACAGACTATTTATCCAAAAGAGGAAACTGATGAGCCCGGAACTTCAAAAATATTATGAAGCCAGGTTTGACCTGTTTTCGCAGCAAGGCTGGCACGACTTGATGGAAGATATTGACACCATGCTTGACGCAATGAACAATGTCTCTACCATTGCGGATGAAAAAAGTCTACAATTTCGCAAAGGCGAGATTTCTATCCTGATTTGGCTGAAAACCCTGAAAGGGGTCAGCGAACGAGCATATGAGGATTTGAATGAGAAGAATGTTTGAATTTGCCTGCAAATGCGGGCAGCGCACGGAGGCTTTGGTGGTTTATGAGACCACTGAAGTGCCGTGTGGATGCGGCGGTACAGCCAGTCGCATCATAAGCGCCCCGGCGTTTAACTTGGAAGGGTGGTCAGGCCATTTCCCCACTGCGCACGCGCAGTTTGGCCGCCGCCACACGGAAAAGTTAGCCGCCGAGCGCAAAGCCAACTCATAAGCACTTGTGCCGAGTTGAATCTCCTACAACCATTTTGGCAGGAACATAAATATGTTGATTGACAATGAAGCCGAGCCGCTAGGCGAACTCGAAATTGAAGAAGCGAAGACCCAAATCGCAGAACTTCCTGAGAAATACAGGGCCAAAAGTCTGGAAGAAGTCGTACGGATGCACCAGGAGGCTGAAAAGCTGATTGGCAAGCAGGCCCAAGAGGTCGGCGAGGTCCGTAAGCTGGCTGACGAGTTGCTCAAGCAGAACCTCAGTTCTAAGCAACAGCGTATTCAGGAGGAAGAACCTGAAGTTGACTTTTTTGAGAACCCTCAAAAAGCAGTTCAAGCGACGATCGACAAGCACCCAGATGTGCTCGCAGCCCGGCAAGCCGGTCTCGAGTTCAAACGGATGCAGATTCAGCAAAAGCTCAACGCAGAGCATCCTGACTACTCCCAAGTGGTCAACGATGCTGAGTTCCAAAGCTGGGTGAAATCTTCACCCGTGCGAGTGGGCCTCTACGCAAAAGCAGATGGTGAGTTTGACTACGATTCGGCAAATGAGCTGTTGTCCACCTTCAAGCAGCTTCGCGGCGTCAAGGCCCAGCAGTCCGAGCAAGCGTCTACCGCTACCCGGACCAAGAGCATGAAAGCCGCGCAAGTCGATGTTGGTGGCTCTGGCGAGAGCTCAAAACGAGTCTATCGACGGGCCGACCTTATTCGGCTGAAAATGACAGACCCAGCGAGATACGAAACACTGTCTGACGAGATCATGCAGGCGTATTCCGAAGGGCGAGTCCGGTAATAACTTTTTTGGAGATTTAACATGGCAAACACCGCCTTTTCCCCTACCAATTCGGTAACCACCACTTCCGCAGCTAACTTCATTCCAGAAATCTGGTCTGATGAAATTGTTGCTGCCTATAAAAAGAACCTCGTCTTGGCCAACCTGGTCAAGAAGATGTCCTTCAAAGGCAAGAAGGGCGACACCGTCAACATCCCTAGCCCAGCCCGTGGTTCCGCCTCGGCCAAAGCTGCTACTGACGCCGTGACTCTGATCGCAGAGAGCGACACCAACATTCAAGTGCTCATCAACAAGCACTATGAATACAGCCGCTTGATCGAGGACATCGTCGAAGTGCAAGCCCTGACTTCCCTGCGCTCTTTCTACACAGAAGACGCTGGTTACGCCTTGGCTCGTCGCATCGACACCGACTTGGTGCAACTGGGCCGCGCTTTCAACGGCGCTACCGTGGGCACTGATGACTACGCCACCTCGGCCTCTAGCACCAAAGCCTATGTTGGCTCTGACGGCACCACAGCCTACAACAGCTCCAGCTCCAACGCTGCTGCTTTGACTGATGCTGCTATCCGCCGCACCATCCAGCGTCTGGACGACAACGACATCCCTATGGACGGTCGTTTCTTCCTGATCCCTCCTTCGAGCCGCAACACCCTGATGGGTCTGGCCCGTTACACTGAGCAGGCATTCGTCGGCAACGGCGACGCCATCCGCAACGGTGAAATCGGTCAGCTCTACGGTATGGCTGTGTTCGCTACTTCCAACGCCGACACCGGCGCTGGTAACAGCGGCGCTGACCGTATCTGCTTGATGGGCCACCGCGATGCGATGGTGCTGGTTGAGCAGTTGGGCGTGCGCTCGCAGACTCAGTACAAGCAGGAATACTTGGGCACCTTGTTCACCGCAGACACGATCTACGGTGTGAAGGCCCTGCGTACCGCTGCTTCGTCTTCGGCTGCTAACGCCTCCGCTGCCTACGCCTTGGCTGTTCCAGCCTAATGACCACTCCCCCGGTTTAGGCCGGGGGATGCCTTTTTAAGGAGATTCAAATGGCAACAGCATCAGCAGTAACATCCCGCAGGGGCAACGATCAGTTCCGAGGCATCTTCAGCGACACATGGGTGGTCACCGCCACTTTGAACGCTGGCTCCTTGGTTGACGGCGCTGGCGAGACTGACGACATCACGATCCCTGGCGTTGCCTTGGGTGATATGGTTATCGGCGCGTCTTTGGGCGTGGATTTGGTGGGTTTGACCGTTACCGGCTACGTGTCGGCAGCGGACACCGTCAAGTTCCGTGTTCAAAACGAGTCGGGCTCGACCGTTGACTTGGCTTCCTCGACGCTGCGCGTCGTAGTGGCCCGCATGGTCTAAATGACAGGGGGCCCAAGGGCCCCCTTTCTACAGAAAGAAAATGATGGCTACATTCAAATGCTTGCAAAGTGGTAATACGGTGACGTTCACGCAGCAGCATGACATCGACTCTATGCGCGGCCACGGTGGCTATGTGCGTGTCGATGATCAGGGCGCTGAGGTGCCCGTTGAGCCCGAGAACAAAGAACTGCCGATGACGGCGCCTGTCCCTGTCAAGCGGATAGGCCGCGCTCGCAAACCTGTTGAAATCTAAAGGAGATCGCCATGTACGGTAAAGCACCCAAGATGATGGATTCCAAGAAGGCCAAGAAAGCCATGCCGGTCACCATCATGGTGGCGGTTGGCAAGCCAAAGCCCATGCCGAAGCGTGGTCAGCGCACCATGACCAACAGGGCGAAAAAGAAATGAAGACCAAAGCTGAAAAGAAGATCAGCAAGGTCATGCGCGAGTACAAGGCCGGTGGCCTGCACTCGGGCAAGGGCGGCCCTGTGGTCAAGTCCAAGAAGCAGGCTGTGGCCATCGCGCTGTCGCAAGCTGGCAAGGCGAAGAAGAAATGAAGACGCCCGCCTGGCAGCGCAAAGAAGGACAATCCAAGACCGGGGGCTTGAACGCCAAGGGCCGGGCGTCTTATAATGCGTCAACCGGGGGCGATCTCAAAGCCCCCGTGAAGTCGGGCGACAACCCTCGTAGGGCCTCCTTCTTAGCACGCATGGGCAATATGCCCGGGCCTGAGATGAAAGATGGTAAGCCCACCCGGCTGCTCTTGTCACTAAAGGCTTGGGGTGCATCGTCCAAGGAAGACGCCAAGGCGAAAGCCAAGGCCATCTCAGCCAGGAACAAGAAATGAGACCAGTATCCGTCGGCGTCAACCCCACTGCGGGATCGACCAGCACCCTCTACACGGTGCCGACGGGCTATTACGCCAAATTCAACCTGCTGTACGTCCACAACACGGGGGGCGGATCCAAGACTTTGACCGTCCAGTGGTACGACGCAAGCGCAGCCACCAGCATTGACATTCTGACTGCGGTGACCTACACCAGCAAGGCGTACACCCAGTTTGACAACGCCTATGTGGTTTTTGAGGAGGGTGACCAGCTGCGCGTCACACCAGAATCCGGTAGCGCGTTTTCTATCATCGCCACATTTGAAGAAACAGGGTTGACACGCCAATGACCTACCTCCAACTCATCAACGACGTGCTGGTCCGGCTGCGTGAGACTCAGGTCTCCACCAGCACTGAGACCGCCTACTCCACCCTGATCGGTCGGTTCGTCAACGACGCCAAGCGCCAGATCGAAGACGCCTACGGCTGGAACGTGCTCGGCCAGACGATCACGATCACCACCACGGCAGGCACCTACGTCTACTCGCTGACGGGCGCTGGCCAGAAGTTCCAAGTGATGGACGTCATCAACACGACCGCCAACGTCGGGATGCGCAACATCAGCTTCGTGGAAATGAACCGTTTCCAGAACTTCGTGCCTGCCATCGACGGCATCCCAGAATACTACTCATTTGACGGCGTGGACGGCAACGGCGACACCAAGGTGGTGCTGTACGCCCGCCCAGATAACGTCTACAACATCCCCTTCTCGCTGACTGTGCCTCAAGCACCGCTGTCGTCAGACAGCACGCTGGTGCTCGTCCCTGACGTCTTGGTGGTGCAAAACGCCTATGCCCGTGCTCTGGTCGAGCGCGGCGAGGATGGTGGCCTGAACAGCTCCGAGGCGTACAACCTGTATCGCTCGATGCTGGCCGACTACATTGCGCTGGAGGGCACCCGCTATCCAGAGAACCAAGAGTTCGTTGCCATATGAGCCAAGTCCTCCAGACCGCTAGCATCTCAGCGCCGGGTTTCTTCGGCCTGAACACGCAAGACTCGCCTCTGGACTTGGCGTCTGGCTTTGCGCTGGTCGCCACAAACTGCATCATTGACCAGTACGGCCGCGTCGGCGCGCGCAAGGGCTGGAGCCGCGTGAACAGCTCGTCCGGCAACCTGGGTGCGAACAACGTCGGCGTCATCCATGAGCTGGTGCAGGCAGACGGCACGATCACCGTGCTGTTTGCAGGCAACAACAAGTTGTTCAAGCTGGACGGCTCCAACGCTGTGGTCGAGCTGACCTACGGGGGAGGGGGTACAGCGCCAACAATCACAGCCAGCAACTGGTCCTGCGCTTCGCTCAACGGCATCACCTACTTCTTCCAGACCGGCCACGACCCGCTGATTTACGACCCGGCTGTCAGCACGACGACATACCGCCGCGTGACAGAAAAGTCCGGCTACGTTGGCACCGTGCCGTCTGGCGACATCGTGCTGTCAGCGTTTGGTCGTCTGTGGGTGGCCAACACCGCCACAGTCAAGAACACGGTCTACTTCTCTGACCTGCTGGCCGGGCACATCTGGAGCACCGGCACTGCGGGCTCACTGAACGTGGACCGCGTCTGGCCCTCTGGGTCGGACGAGGTGCAGGGCCTGGCCGCGCACAACGGCTTTCTGATCATCTTTGGCAAGCGCCAGATTCTGGTCTACGCCAACGCCACCACACCGTCCACCATGTCCTTGTCCGACACAGTGGGCGGCATTGGCTGCATCGCTCGCGATTCTGTCCAGTCCACAGGCAAAGACGTGCTGTTCTTGTCGAACTCAGGCGTGCGCTCGTTTGCCCGCACGATCATCGAGAAGTCGGCCCCGCTGGGCGACCTGTCCAAGAACGTGCGTAATGACCTGATGCAGGTCGTGGCTGGCGAGACCTTGGCCAACATCAAGTCGGTCTACTCTGAGACAGAGGCGTTCTACCTGCTGACAATCCCTTCGGTCAAAGAGGTGTACTGCTTTGACACCCGCGTGCAGCTGCAAGACGGCTCGTTCCGCGTCACCAAGTGGGACTCGATTGAGCCTACAGCGTTGCTTTCCCGCCGCAACGGCGATGTGCTGATCGGCAAAAACGGCTACGTTGGCAAGTACGGCACGTACCAAGACTACACCACGCTGTATCGCATGCTGTACTACACGAACCATGCGGACCTTGGCAACGCCAACGTCACGTCACTGCTGAAAAGGCTAAAAGTCGTGGTGATCGGTGGCACCAACCAGTACGTGACGATCAAGTGGGGCTTTGACTTCATTGCCAACTACCAATCCGCCAACGCCCTGATCCCAACACAGGGCATCTCGGAATACGGCGTTGCTGAGTACGACATTGCTGAGTATTCTGAAGGCGTGGCCCTGCAAACACTGTCCGTTCAGGCGACAGGCAGCGGTAAAATCGTGCAAACGGGCTACGAGTCGAACATCAACGGCGCACCGCTGTCAATTCAACGGATTGAAATTCAGTCCAAGGACGGGAAAATATCATGAGTAACTACACCAAGAGCACCAACTTTGCGACCAAAGACGCGCTGTCGTCTGGTGATCCGCTCAAGATCGTCAAGGGCACAGAGATTGACACTGAGTTCAACAACATCGCCACGGCCGTGGCGACCAAAGCTGACTTGGCGTCGCCGACATTTACCGGCTCACCAGTTTTGCCCACAGGCACAACTGGCGTGACGCAAAGCGCGGGCAATAGCAGCACGGCGTTGGCCACAACTGCTTTCGTGCAGGCAGCGATTGCGCTGCTGTACCCTGTTGGCTCTATCTACACAAACGCTACCAGCAGTACCAACCCAGGCACGCTGCTGGGTTTCGGCACTTGGACAGCCTTTGGCGCAGGGCGCGTCATGGTCGGCTTCAACTCTGGCGACGCGCTGTTTGATACGGCCGAGGAAACCGGCGGCAGTGCAGACGCGATTACGGTCAGCCACACTCACACAGCTACTTCAGTGGTGACGGACCCAACCCACAACCACTTGGACAGCGCCACATACAACTGCGCCCTTCGGTATAGCAGCGGCGCGC